GATTTATCTACTAAAGAAAAGGATATTAATGATTTTGATGGATTGAATACACAAATTTTACATGTAGAAAAACCACAACAGTTTGATACACTTAAAGGAAGTGGTGCAGGTGCTTATGCATCTTCTATGAGAGTATATGACCCTATAAGAAAATTAGAATCTGATATAGTCTATGATATTGATGAAACATTTAAAAGAGGAGAACACATTTCAGGGTTTCCTATGATTAGAACAGATAATGATTCTAATCCATATGAAGAAATTGTAAGAACTGCAGATGTCATTACTGATAATCATGTACCACCTGCTTCTAAAGATTTCACCGTTGACCTTGCACCCAATAAAGCATTTGAAAGTCTTGTATTAACTGGATACACTTCTAATCATGATTTTGACAATTCTGAAAGTATGGAAGAAGATGGTGCATTCATAGGCAATGTTATTAAAGATAACGCACCGTTAGAGAGAATTGGATTACTAGAAACACTAGAACAGAATCGTATTGTGGTCACAATACCATTACGAACAGATTTGACAGTTGGTCAAATTATAAGGTTAAACATACCTGAATCTGAATCACAACATGATGGTGCAGTAGTTAAAGATGTGGTTAATGATAACAGATATTTAATTGTAAAGTTAACTATAGATGCAGACCCAATTAAGTTTAGAGGAGTTTGTAATTTAGAATGTGTTAAAGAGAGTTATGCAAAGGACATTAGAACTGCAGTTCAAACCAAAGCAGTTCCACAGGAGACATAATGAAAACATTTTATGGTATAGTTGAAGATAGACAAGACCCATTGAAGGTGGGTAGAGTCAGAGTTCGTTGTCATGGTATCCATACTGCAAACAAAGCAAAGATTTCTACACCTGACCTTCCATGGGCCCAAGTGTTATTACCGACTACCTCTGCAGGGTTATCGGGGTTTGGAACACAACACGGACTTGTGGAAGGTTCTACAGTATTTGGGTTCTTTAGAGATGGTGATGCATGTCAACAACCAGTTATTATAGGGACAGCTGCAGGTATTCCACAAGCAGGTTATAAAGAGGGGGTTGATAAGGTACTAGTATCTAGAAAAATATCTGAAGGGTTTAATGACCCAAGAGCATTAACAGTTAAAGATTATGAGGGACAACCTGATGGAACAAATCCCGACCATTCACCACAAAGAGGATTTGGATTAACTACTGCACTAGACACTGCACCAACTAAACCCGAAAAACTTGAAATCAAATATGATGGAACAGGTTCTGAAATTACAAATCCAACAGTCACCGAACTTCCAAAATACCCATTGTATGTAGAAGAGTCAGACCTATCTAAGTTTGCAAGAGGTGAGGGTGATTACACTTCAAGAGACACTAGTAGTGCAAACGGTATTCCATCAAAGGCAAAACCAGTTTATCCTTACAACAAAGTTTTAGAATCTGAATCAGGTCATGTGTTGGAGATTGATGATACACTAGATGCAGAAAGAATTGCAGTAGAACATCGTTCAGGCACATTCCATGAAATTCATCCTGATGGAAGTCAGGTAACTAGAGTTGTAAATGATAATTACACTGTAGTGTGTAAAGATGACGAAGTATATGTTGGTGGCAAAGTAAATGTTAAGGTACTTGGAGATGCAACATTTGATGTTGGTGGAGATGCAAAGATTACTGTTGCAAAAACAACTGCAATAGAATCTACAGGAAACCTATCAGTCGTTGCACCACAAATAAGTTTAGATGGTACAGTTATTAAGTTGAACTCATAATGGCAACAACCTTACCTACAATACCAAATACATTTCCATGTCCCGATGGTACAGTTATTAATTTACCAACTAAGGCAGACTTAACAAATAGTATTGCAAAGATTGGAGACATACCCAGTCAACTAAAAGTATATCTTGTGACACATGCAGACGAAATAGAAGAAGATGCAAGAAAGGATATAGAAAAAGTTATCAAAGATGTAGAAGACTTCATGGATAAACTTGCAGACATATCATCACCTTATTGGGAGAAAGGAACAGTTCGTAATTGGGGCAAAGAAGCAAGAGAAGCTGTAGAAGAAATGCTACAGGAGTTTCACATCTATGTTCCAGTGAAGATTATGGAACTGATAGGTGATATAATTCCAGTATCTTTTGAGGTTAATATTTTAGGAATAGAAATAGATGTACTTAAAATCTTAACCAAAGAAGAACAAAAAGATATTAAAGACCAAATTAATGCTGAGATAGATAAGTTCTATGCACTCATTCCTGATGAGTATAAATGTTTTGATGGAGACTTTGGTATAGAGTGTGATGAGTGGAAAGCAAAAGTTACATGGAAGTATCTGAAAAGTGAAATCATGGATTGGGTGTCTAACTCTTTATTCAAGTTAGGAGAGAAACTCATAAAGAAATTCAAAGAGATATGGGATGCATTAGGTCTTCCAAGTATACCCGACATATTTGAGTTTGATTTAGGTGCAAAAATACAAGAATGGAAGACTCAAGCAGAAGCAAAGTATGGTAAGGGGACTAAAGAATATAGAGAGTATATCAAAAAGAAACTTGAAGGTCTATCTATAGCAGGGTTTAGTCTATCTGATATTACAGGTGGAGACATTGAGTTAAGTGTTCAGTCTTTAGATGATAAGATTAACGAAATGATTTCAGACTTTAGAGATTTTAAAATCAACTGGAAGAAGAAACTGCTCTTGGAGTGGACAGAAATTGTAGAAAAGTTCTTTAAAGCAATAGGACTTGGTAAGATATTTGATTTTATTAATTTAACATTTTGTGATTTGTTAAAACTTATAGGTTTTCCTCAATCAATCGACATAACAGTTCCTAAGAGTGTATAAATAGTATTATGGCAATAGATGTAGTAAACAATGCAAAAGTAGTTGCAACCAAAAACAATTATAGGGACTTGGATTTACTTTTCAAAGCACATCCAATAACTGGAGATGTTACAACTAGAAGTGATGTCGAAGCAATTAAGAGGTCGGTTAAAAATATTGTATTGACCAATCACTATGAGAGACCATTCAAGCCAGGGTTTGGTGGTTCACTTAGAGATTTACTATTTGAATTGAATACAGACAGAAAAATTAGAAAGGTACAAGAAAGAATTGCAGATACTATAAAGAACTTTGAACCTAGAGTAGATGCAGTGTCTACTATTATTTCTAATAATGATTCTAATGAAATCAATGTACAGATTTTCTATACTATTAAAAACACAAGAAGACAACAAGATGTAGAGTTTACAATAACAAGGGCAAGATAATGGCAATTAAGAGTTCACAAATAAACGTCACCGATTTAGATTTTGATAATATAGCAGAAAATCTTAAATCATACCTACAAGGACAAGACCAATTAAAGGATTATGACTTTGAAGGTTCAACCATGTCAGTATTGATAGACCTTCTTGCATATTCTTCACATATCGGTGCAGTAAATACAAATATTGCAGGTTCAGAGTTGTTCTTAGACTCTGCACAAATCAGAAAGAATGTAGTATCTCGTGCAAAAGATTTAGGTTTTGTTCCTGCATCTGAAAAGGCATCGAGTGCAATTATAGATATCTCTCTTAAAAATGTTAGAAATGCAGATGGAACTTACCCGACAATTAGTGAAATGGCAATGACAAGAGGAACTAGACTCTCAACCGTGTTTGATGGATTGACATATGAGTTTGTGGTTCCTTCAACAATAAACCCAACTCAAAATGGAACAACATACACTTACTCTAGTGTTCCGATTGTACAGGGAACATATTCAACAGACCAATTTGTATTTGATGGACAAGTTCCAAATCCAAAATTTGTACTTTCTAACGAAAGGGTAGATAGAACAAGAATTAGTATATCTGTTAACTCTGCTGGAGTTTCAGATACATATACACTTTCAACAGATGTATCAAATATCACAACAACTTCTAAGGTGTATTACGCACAAGAGAACGAAGATGGATTTGTTGAAATCTATTTCGGTGATGGAGTATTAGGTAAACAACTATTAGAT